GAGAGCTAAAAAAGAAACTCTATACGGAGCTATACGAACGCGCCAGCACCAAGGTGAGGCAAGTCGCCGATTTGGGACTGCACGAGACCTGGGTGCAGGTGCCTTCGTTCCTTATAGGATTTCCATCATTCGACCTGGACAAGGCAGCCCAGTACGTCGAGCGCCAGTTCATCAACGGCGGGTTCTTCACCCAGTTGTATGAAAATGGACAATTGTTTGTTTCGTGGTATCCCAAGACATCCAAGAAAACGACAAAACGAAAAGAACCAGAGAACGAGTTTGCATCCCTGGCGAACCTCAAAAAAGCCGCGGACAAATATCGCTGAATTAAATACGTTTTATCATTAACTATGGACAATAACCTTAATGTTCTTGTGGAAGCCAAGAAGGAACTTTTGAATCAACTTTCGTCCACCATTCTTCCGAGTGCACTGGACTGCATGGACTCGCTCTATGCCGAATCCAAGGTGGAGACCCAGGGACGCAACACGCTCAAGGCGTTTCAGGAGAAACTCGCCAAGATTCCCCAGTGGAACAACTATCAGATCGATACCGAGGTGGGCAAGTGTGTGGATCGCTGTGGTGGATGTCTGGATGAGATGACGGCGGCGTGCTTCGTGGCCACGGTCAAGATCATTTCGTCGGTCAGGCTCTCCAAGGATTCTCGCAAGGTGTCGCTGAAGATTCCCACCAACGATGTGTTCGTCCTTGGCGTCTACACCAACGTCGCTAAGCGGATCTACGAGGATCCGTACATCTACCAGGAAGTCATTAGCAGGAACGACCGCCGCAAGGATCTGCTCAAGCGGATGGACGGTGTGGTCGAGGAGACGGTCAAGGAGATGCTCCCGATCAATCAGATTCTTAAGACCTACCTGAACAAGAATGCCGTGGATGTGATGAACGGTGAACCCATTGAGCCCGAGCCCGAGCCCGAGATGGATCCAGAGTCTGACATGTTCCCCGGAAGCAGCGAGCTGCCCGTGGAGGAGGAGCCTGAAGAATCGTTCGGGGAACCTGGAATGCCAGAAGAGCCCATGGAATCCTCCGCTCCGGAGACAGAGGAACCCATGGAAATGCCTCAGGAGCAAGAGACCAAGAGTTTCACGTTCAACGACAAGATTATGAAGAGGGCACCCATACCACCGATGGACGAAGAAGAGGACTTTTCCATCAACCCCAGTGCGAACCGTTAAACATACTAAAATCTGCTTTATTTAATAATGATCAGTGATTCGCTTAAAAATCCTTTGGTCGCGGCGTTGGTCGGTGCAGTTGTCACAATGGCGTATATCCAGTTGGTGGCCCGTCTCAATCGCGAGGCGCCTCCCAGGAATGCCGACATGATCAAGCCGGCGATTCTGAATGCCATCCTGGTGGGCACGATCGTCTACCTCGGCATCTCCCAGCGCGAGGAGATCTACGAGACTCCCTTCCCGGAAGTTAGTCGCGGTATGTAGTTAAAGATTTTAGTCTAATTAAATAATACTATGGCCAGTGTTGATACATTTAACGAGCTTCTTTTGCAGTTTGTGGATGAGCTGGCTCACACGTTCCCAGAGAACACCATTGTGAAGACCTACAGGAATACGGTCGGTATGCTGATCAAGAAGGATCCTGGTGTCTGCCTGGAAACGTTTATGAAGAATGTGAAACCCCACGAGGATCTGATTCGCAATCAAGACGAGCGCATCTTCGAGGAGCTTTCGCGAAGTTACGGAATTCTCAAGACGCTCGACCTCGAGTCCATGTGGAAGTCCGAACTTTCGGACAACAGCCGGTCGGCCATCTGGCAGTACGTCCAGGGACTCTACGTCCTCGGAAACAATGTCGGCGAGGATGAGATTCAGGCGTCCCGTCAAACCAACATGGATTTTTCGCCGGAGAAGATTAATCAATTGTTTGCACCCCAGGGGCAGGATGGACAGGAGAATCCACTCGCGGGTCTGCTCGGAAACCTGTTGAAACCCGAGATGATGGAAGAGATGACCTCCAAGGTTGAAGAGCAGTTTGGCGATGGTCAGGGTGGACTGGACGAGACCAAGATCATGGGCGCTCTCGGACCACTGATGGGCAATCTGACCAAGATTCTTCAGCAGCCACCTCAGTGAAAAAAATAACTAGTCAATAAATAAGAATGGAACAACCGTGGTTTAGAAATCCATCGCACTTGTTTGCCAAGAACAAGGTGCTGATCTTTTGGCCTCTGGCTAAGCAGACACCCGTGGAGAGGCTCAACGCCGCCACGCGGTTCATCCTCTACACCATGGCGATCCTTTATGTGATTAATCGCGACATCAGGGTCATTTACCTGGGTCTCACGGTTATTATGGTGATGGCGTCCATGTTCTTGGCGGGTGGCATCAAGGAAGCCATGAGGCCCGCTTCGTTTGAGGAGGAAGGGGTCAGGTTCAACGCGACCACTCCAGGAAAGGCATGTGAACAGCCGACCAAGGAAAATCCCATGGCCAACGTACTTCTCTCGGACTACACGGACAATCCGAAGCGCCCGGCGGCATGCTACTACCCTACCGTCAAGGACAAGGTCAAGGCATTCCTGAACGAAGGTACGCCCACGGATCAAGCGGATGTCTACTCGAGCCGAAACCAATCGTTCCGTGCTTTTTACAGCATGCCGTCCACGACCATCCCCAATGACCAAGGTGCATTCCTTCGCGCTGCCTACGGCCCGGTGGTGGACAAGGTTTGCCGGGACAATGGCGATGCATGCTACCCCAACGACGCCTCGATGTTTGGTCAGTCCAGGATGCCAGAACTTCAGCAACTCAGAGGCACTTTCGGTGGCAGCACTTAAAATATTGGGTGATAGTAATATGGCTTATCAGCTCAACACATCGAAGGTTCTTTTGGACGCCGAGAGTCTGCCTGTGGATTGCGCCTACGATCATGTGATCGCGCCTCCGGTGGTCAGCAACCTCAACTACGCCGGGTCGGGTCGTGCCTCGACGCCCATCTACGGGACGGCTCCTTACATGGCGGGCAAGGGTGCTCCGGGTTCGCTCATCATGGTCGAGGATATGCTTCGCCCTCAGTCCACCACGTTCTTCAAGAAGGGTTATCAGGGTCGCGAGTATGACTTCCCTTCCAAGGACATGTCGTGCTCAGTGCCGCTCCGGAGTCGGTCGTGGGATCCCACGAGCAGCCGGGCAGATGTTCAGAACGTTCTTTTTGAGCGTAGATACAAGTGATTTTTAAAATCTGCTCTAGTTTTAATATGGACCCATTGAGTCTTGTGGCCTTGTTAGGGATTGCTGTGGCAGGTCGTCAAATTGCCAGCAGTGACCGCAAAGAAGGTTTTACTCCAGCACCCGTTCCGAACCGAGAGACGCAACAAATGCCGTTTTTTGGTAACAACGTGAATACTCCAACCCAGGAATTGACAGCCGTGACGGATCTGTTCACGGGAACGTTCAACCCGAATAATCCGATGGGTGGTGTCATCAACCCCAAGAAGGAGGTCGTGGCGACGCTTCAGGATACGGCGCCGAATTCTCAGTTCCCCTTTGGTCAGCCCGTCTACAATCTTTATGACCGTCAGAATGTCTCGAGTCGCATGAACAATCTGTCGTCGGCCGAACGCAGATTCGTCGGTCCCGGTCTTGGCGTCCCAGCCAGCGTTCCCGCCTATGGTGGCTATCAGCAGCAGTTCCGCGTGATGCCCAACAACGTCGGTGCATACAAGCTCACAACCCTTCCCGGTCGCTCGGGTCCCGCCAAGGACTTTGTGGGTCGTGGGTCGGAGCGTCTCACCGTCACTCAGAATCGTCCTCAGAAGACCTACCAGCTCTTGGGTGCAGAGGGCAAGCGTCCATTGGAACGGGGTCGCGCCCAGGGACAGGGTGGCATGCTCACCGGTCAGCGCGAACGCGAGCAGTATGTGAAGACCCAGCGTCCCACTATCCGCTCGGAGACCTCGACCCGCATGGACGGTCTCGAGTTTGGCGCGGCTAAGAAGTTCGTTTCTGCGGGAACTCTTCAGGAGGCTCCGACCCGAAACAAAGCGAACTTCGCGGCGAGGATCAACGACGTGGCGGCTCCGGGCATTCACTCATTCGAGGGAGCCTACCAGAATACCCAGAAGACCATCCTTCTGCGTCCCGCCGACCGCGGAAACAAGGGCTACACGCCTCCGGGTGGTCGCATGAACGTCCGCGGGAGTGCCACCCAGGCTCAGGGTGCCACCACACACACTCGCGATAGCGCTTCGACCGTTATCGAGGGAGGTGCCGGGAATCAGTATCTCGGTCAGAATTACGATATCACTTGGAAGCAGAACAACAATGCCTACAAGGGAAATGCAGATTTCAGAACCAAACAACTGGGCCTCGCCGTCAAGCAGTTGGACAACAATCCGTTCGCTCTTTCTCTGGCTCAGCACTAAACGTCATAGATCCTACATTCTAGAGCATGGGGTTCTTCCTTACAGAACATCTCCATGGCATCCAGTTTGTTCTCTTGTTCACGAACCCGTTGATCGTGAAGACGAGAATATAGCTCTTCATGTTCCATCCAGTCGTGGACGTACTTTTGTGGATTTTCAATCATCCGTTTGGTGGGTCTTTTCAGTTCGGTGCGCTTCTTGAACATGTACGGCGACACGTTCCTGAACAAGCAACTGTAGTAGAGCATATTTAAAAATAAAAGTCATTATATTTTTAAGTATGAGACACGAGACGATCGCCATGGAAGTTTCGCCCCTGGAGTTCGATGGCATCAGGGTTGTAGACTTCGACGCCCAGGTGGATGACAACGACAAGGTGGTGATCGTCACGATGTCCAGATACTTCATTGGGGACCTCCATGATGAATGTGTCAAGAAGGTCGGGAAGATGTTCAAAGGATACAGGGTTAAAACTAACGTGGGAATGTAATTCAAGATGATTGAGACAACTACGATTGAGGTACCAGTGAACCCCTTCCACTTTGATGGGATGCGAAGCCTTGGAATACCAATCAAGGTGGATCACAAGGAACAGATGATCTATGTGGATTTCATGTCAAACCAGGGAACTCAAATTATGGAAAATTTCCTTGAGGAGGTCAGACACAAGTTTTCAGGATACGAGATCAGGGTAGCCAGGCTTGACCAGTGAGCACCGCTTTGGCATACTTGGTGGCGATCATGGAATGAATCATCGGCCAGTCCATGACGTTGCTGGCACTGATCGTTAGACCAAATGGATTGGAGTTTACGTACTTGACAAACTCCTTACCGTTCTTTTGAGATTCGGGTGAAGTATAATACTCCATCTTCTCAAAAGAGCCCTTGAGCCACTGAACATGCTTTTCATTTTTGGGGTCAAACTGATCCATCGTTATTAGTTGAATATGTTTTTATGTCTTTAATTAGTAGTAATGAGTTCCATCGATAACTCTTTAGAGGGAGGAGGAGGAAGTGCCTCTGCTTCAGGGAAGAAGGGTGTCATCCAGTTGAGTGATGGAAACTTCAACCTGACTTCGAACAAAGATCTCAAGTCCGATCCAGCAACAGGAACTATCACCACGACGGGTTTGACAACCACTGGGACTATCTTTGCTGGCACTGTTTCGACAACAAGTTTAATTGTAGATACGCTTACCGAAAGTTTAACGGTGGTGGGTGATGCGTCTATTACCGGGAATGCAATCGTGGACGGAACGATAAGCACCACTGGAAATGCTTATTTTTCATCCAATGTAGGTGTGGGGACAACAGATACAGCCGAGTACAAATTCCTTGTAAAGGAAGGAACAAGCAACTTATTCGGGGTTCCTCTTACCAATACAGGTCTTGTCACAGGTAAGACCCTCGTCTACGACGGAAGTGGATGGGTGTATGACAATGCAGGACCAGCAGATGGAACACAGACTGGTGAAATTCTCGCATGGGATGGAACCGAATGGTCTGCCAACAGCGCCGTTGTGGTCGAAGGGACCAGTGTCGGTATTGGTTCTACACAACCCACACAGAAATTGGATGTCATCGGCAGTGTAAAGGCCACAGGTTCCCTAACGGGCGCTTCAGCAACGGTCACGGGACAGCTTCAGGGTGCCACAGTCTCGTCCACCGAACATGTGATAGCAACTGGTTCCCTAACAGGTGCGTCTGCAACGGTCACGGGACAGCTTCAGGGTGCCACAGTCTCGTCCACCGGACATGTGATAGCAACTGGTTCCTTAACAGGAGATTCTGCAACGGTAACTGGACAGGTTCAGGGAGCGACCATTTCATCCACAGGTCAAGTGGTCGCCACAGGTTCCCTAACAG